CTACAGGAGGTGATGCTAAATCAGCAAATGCGGGTGCGCCTACAACTAATAAAGTTAACGGTACTGGTGCATCAAGCAAAGCTGCAATGCGCCCAAGCGTAGGTTTAAATGCAGAGTTTAAAGGGGCATCGGTTCCTAGTGTTGATTTAGTAGCTACTAAAAAAGCTAGACAAGTAGCTCAAGCGGATGCTACAATGCCCGACGCTGTAGCTGTTACCCCTAAAGAAACTAACTCAAAGCCACGTAAAACTCGCGCCCCTAAAGGCGAAAAAGAACTATCAAAGCGACAAATACGTCGTCAAGAAAGAAAAGAAAACACTGTAGTATCTACAGATAAGCTAGGTTCTAAGTCTGCTTCAATTCCAACTCCGGAGTTAAAAGGCGCAAGTAAATTAGCTCCAATATCGGCACCCAAGCCTTCTGCAGGTAGTAACTTTGCAGGTACGGGAATGAGTAAATCAGAGCTAGGCGATTTGTCGGAAGCATTAACTGATCGAAAAAATGCCGGTGTGCGTGAAGCTAATAAATTTACAGCTGGTTCAATTCAAGCGAATACGGGGACGGCTGACAGATCTTCTTATAATAGAACAAGTCCTGGGCTTTCAGATGGAACGCCAACAAGAAAAGATTCAGACCGTTCTGTTATTAGCGCCGCACAAATGCGCTATGAAAGCAATGTTGGTGTTAAGAAGTCTACTCCAATGAAAAAAGGATACTTTAAAGGTAAGTAACATGGCATACGTACAAAACAATTCGCCTTTTAAAGCTAAAGGTGATGCACCTTCTCGTAAAAAGTCTAAAGGATACTACAACAAAGCTAATAAAACCGGTACCGGTGCTGCTGCTGGAGGTGGTATGACAAAAAAAGGTGTAGAAAAGTATAAAAAAGACAATCCAGGTAGTAAATTGCAGACAGCGGTAACTACTCCGCCTTCGGAATTGAAGCCTGGTAGTAAAGCCGCAAAGCGTCGCAAAGCATTTTGTGCACGCTCTAAAAGTTGGACAAGTGAACGTGGTAGAGCAGCACGCCGTAGATGGAACTGCTAATTTTAAAATAAAACAATTAAATTAAATCAAATGGGAAAGAAGAAAGAAGCGGTTGCTAAAGCAATCACAGCAGACGAGCTAACTGAAGTACAAAAGTACGTTAATGCCCTACAGCAAATTCAAATGCAGATCGGTGGAACTGAAATGCAGAAAGCTGAGCTTATGGATAACGTTAAGGCATTACGTACAAAGCTAGCTGAAGTACAAGCTGAGCTAGAAAAAACTTATGGAGACGTAAGTATCAACTTACAAGATGGAGCTATCACTCCTAACGATGCAGATAATAAGGAAGATTAGTATCGGCAAGGACTATAAAAATGACGCCATGCACTATTCTGTTGGACAGGAAGTGTATGGCGGTCATACTATAGTTAACATATTAGAAGAGGAATCTAAGTACTCTATCTATATTCAAAAAGGAGATTTGGTTATGCCGTGGAAAGACTTTAATAAGAACATGGCAGTATCTATCGAATATGATCTTAAGTGGTGATGCAAAGCATATACAACTTTATTATATCTCCGTATGCCAAAAGAACGACATCGGAAAAAGAAATAAATGGTGTAACTCTGTTACTTAATACAGAATTGCAAAACCATCTTTATACCAGCAGACACGGCGTTGTCAAAGCTGTACCCAAAATAAATGATTTAGGCTTACAACCTGGTGATGAAGTTATTGTTCACCATAATGTATTCAGAAGATTTAGAGATGTGCGCGGTGCTGAAAAGAACAGCCGCTCGTATTATGAAGAAGACAAGTACTTTGTATACCCTGATCAGATCTATGCATTCAAACGTAACGATGAATGGAAACCTGTGAAGGGTTTTATATTTGTTAAGCCTATGTTAGATGAAAGAATGTTTTCCGAACATAACGAAATGCCTTTAGTAGGTAAAGTGAAATATGCTTACGAAGGTTTTGAAGACGGAGAGCTTATAGGTTTTACACCTGGTACAGAATACGAATTTAATATTGAGGGAGAGAAGGTTTACCGAGTTCCCCAGAATCGAATCACAATCAAGTATGGACACCAAACAAGCGAAAAGGAATATAATCCTAGCTGGTCGCAAAGCAGTTGAGGAGCTTATAAAAGTTGCGCAAGAAAAAATCATTACCAATACGGAAGATGATGTTTCTGCTGACCGCTTAAAAAATGCCGCTGCTACTAAGAAGCTGGCAATCTTTGACGCGTTTGAAATTCTTACTCGCATAGAAGAGGAAGAAAGAATACTTGAGAACAAACCGAAAGAGGAAAAAGAAAAGAAAACATTCTCAGGGTTTGCTGAAAAAAGATCTAGATAATGTACGAACAAAATCTAGTAAAAGAATCCGAGCACGTAAAGCTCACTACAATCAGCAGGCTTAATAGATCCAAGTCTTGGAAATACGGCTATAACAAAGAACACGATATAGTTGTTATCAGCAAGAGTGGGCAGATAGGGCAAATACTAGAGATTCAAAACTTATGTATAGCATTGCCGCCGGAACCTAAAGGGTTAAAGAAAGGTGCAAACAAGTGGACGGTTTCAGACTATCCTAAGGAGCTTAAAAATATTAAAAGCATATTCGACTGGCAAACCTATCCAGATGAGTTTAAAAGCAATTGGGAGGGATATATTGATGAAGAATTCAACCGGCGTGACAACGGTTATTGGTTTTATAACAAAGGGATTCCTACTTACATTACTGGGACTCATTACATGTACTTGCAGTGGAGTAAGATCGATGTTGGACACCCCGATTACAGAGAAGCAAATAGACTCTTCTATATATTTTGGGAAGCCTGTAAGGCAGATACCCGAAGCTATGGAATGTGCTATCTTAAAAACAGACGGAGTGGATTTTCGTTTATGGCCTCTGGAGAAACAGTTAACCTTGCTACCATTTCAAGTGATGCAAGATTCGGTATATTATCAAAAACCGGTTCGGATGCAAAGAAAATGTTTACCGATAAGGTTGTACCCATATCCGTTAACTACCCGTTTTTCTTCAAACCTATACAAGATGGTATGGATCGACCGAAAACTGAACTGGCGTATAGGGTTCCTGCTTCTAAGCTAACCCGTAAATCAATTCAGGCAAAAGAAAAGCAAATAGAGCTTGAGGGTCTTGATACGACTATTGACTGGAAAAATACAGGAGATAACTCTTATGATGGTGAGAAGCTAAAGCTTTTAGTGCATGATGAAAGTGGTAAATGGGAAAGGCCTGATAACATATTAAATAACTGGCGTGTTACAAAAACTACGCTTCGTTTGGGTGCTAGAATTATAGGTAAATGTTTAATGGGCTCAACATCAAATTCATTAGAAAAAGGTGGTGAAAACTTTAAGAAATTATATACGGATTCTGACGTATCTAAAAGAAACTCGAATGGCCAAACAAAATCGGGATTATACTCGCTCTTTATACCAATGGAGTGGAACTATGAAGGATTTATTGATCAGTACGGGCAGCCGGTTTTTAATACACCTGAAGAAGAAGTATTAGACCCATTTGGGGACACTATAGAACAGGGTGTTATAAATTACTGGGAAAACGAAGTTGAAGGTCTTAAACAAGACCAGGACGCTTTAAATGAATATTACCGTCAGTTTCCGCGTACAGAAGAACACGCTTTTAGAGATGAAACAAAGAATAGCTTGTTTAATCTTGCAAAAATATACGAACAGATTGATTATAATGAGGATCTGCGTAATACTAATGTTGTAACCACTGGCAATTTTCAGTGGATTAACGGTATAAAAGATACAAAAGTTGTGTTTATGCCAACGCCGCAGGGAAGATTTAAAGTATCCTGGATACCAGGTGCTAGTCTTCAGAATAGGCAAATTACAAAGAATGGTGTTAAATACCCGGGTAATGAGCACGTCGGCGCATTTGGTTGCGATAGCTACGACATATCGGGAACTACCGATGGTAAGGGTTCAAAAGGAGCTTTACACGGACTCACTAAATTCACTATGGAAGATGCACCGCCAAGTACATTCTTCCTTGAGTATATAGCTAGACCACAAACCGCTGAGATATTTTTTGAAGATATATTAATGGCATGCGTATTTTATGGTATGCCTATACTAGCAGAGAATAACAAACCTAGGTTGCTTTATCATTTTAAGCGTCGTGGTTACAGAGGATACTCTATGAACCGTCCGGATAGACTTTGGAACAAGCTGTCAGTAACGGAAAAAGAAATAGGTGGTGTACCTAACTCGAGTGAGGACATGAAACAAGCGCACGCCGCAGCGATTGAAATGTACGTAGATAGGTACGTAGGTTTAATGGAAGATGGGCAATACGGAAGCATGTACTTTAACGAAACACTTAATGACTGGTCTAAGTTTGATATAAATAAACGTACTAAGTACGATGCTGCGATAAGCTCAGGCTTAGCGATTATGGCATGTAATAAAGAATTATATAGACCAGTGGGCAAATTAGAAAAAACAAAGTTAAATCTAAAGATTTCAAAATTCCGTCAAGACGGATTTACTTCTGAAATAATAAAATAATTTATGGCTAAGTCGGTTTCAAATAGCGCTTTCCCCAGTCAGATAGCCAGCGATGGTGAAAAAATGTCAAATGACTATGGATTGCAAGTAGCTAGAGCTATTCAAAACGAATGGTTCTCTAGCAATTCAGGTACTACGCGCTTCAGAAGCAACCAAAATACGTTTCATAACTTGAGATTGTATGCACGTGGCGAACAGAGTGTTCAGAAATATAAAGATGAATTATCTGTAAATGGTGACTTGTCGTACTTAAACCTTGACTGGAAGCCAGTACCTATCTTATCTAAGTTTGTAGATATCGTAGTTAACGGTATTGCAGATCGTTCATTTGATTTAAAAGCATATTCACAAGATCCATATGGTGTAAGCAAACGCACAAAGTATATGGAATCTATTATACGTGATTTGCAGACAAAAGAGTTAAATGAGTTTGCGCAAGAGCAATTCGGAATGAATTTGTTTGAAAATAACCCAGAGCAGTTGCCTGATTCAAAAGAAGAGCTAGAGTTGCACATGCAGCTAAGCTACAAGCAAGGCGTTGAGATTGCAGAAGAAATAGCTATTAATACTCTTCTTGACGGTAACTATTACGACCTAACTAAGAAAAGACTTTATTACGATCTTACCACGCTGGGGATTGCTGCAGTTAAAAATACATTTAACCAATCGGAAGGTGTAACAGTAGAATATGTAGACCCTGCATATTTAGTACATTCTTACAGTGAATCGCCGTACTTTGAAGACATTTATTATGTTGGTGAAGTAAAGTTTGTGCCTATTAATGAGCTTAAGAAGCAATTTCCTGATCTTGATGAAGCACAATTAGAAAAAATACAAAAGCAAGGGTCACATAACCATAGCGCTGGATACGATCAGTCTTTGGTAAACCATGATGTTCGTGACAATAATGTAGTACAAGTGTTGTACTTCAATTATAAAACGTACATGAATGAAGTATATAAGGTTAAGGAAACCGCAACCGGGGCTTCTAAAATTATAGTAAGAGATGACCAATTTGATCCTCCTGTAGAATTGCTTGAGGCTGAGTTTGGCAAAATGTCCCGTTCACTTGAAGTATTATATGAAGGTGTACTTATATTAGGTACTGACATTCTGCTTAAGTGGGAGATGGCTAAAAATATGATGCGCCCTAAAAGTGATTATGCTAAAGTTAAGATGAACTACAGCATTGTTGCACCGCGCATGTATAAAGGTAAGATTGAATCTATTGTAAGCCGTTGTACTGGTTTTGCAGATATGATTCAAATTACTCATCTTAAGATGCAGCAAGTGCTGAGCAGAATGATGCCTGATGGGGTATACATGGATGCTGATGGTCTTGCTGAAATTGATTTAGGTAATGGTACCAACTACAGCCCGCAAGAGGCACTTAACATGTTCTTCCAAACGGGTTCTGTTATTGGCCGTTCATTTACGAGCGAGGGTGATATGAACCCAGGCAAAGTACCGATTCAGCCATTGCAAACCGGTGCGGGCGGCCAAAAGCTGCAAACACTTATACAGACTTACAACTATTACTTGCAAATGATTCGTGACGTTACGGGTCTTAATGAAGCTCGTGATGGTTCATCACCTGATTCTAGAGCATTAGTAGGCATTCAAAAAATGGCAGCAGCTAATTCAAACACAGCAACACGTCATATTCTTGATGCTGGTTTATTCTTAACAGCAGAAACAGCTGAGTGTTTATCACTGCGTATTTCTGATATTATAGAGTTTGATCCTTCACGTGAAGCGTTTATACAAAAAATTGGTAGTCATAACGTAGGTATTTTAGCTGAGCTAGAAGACTTACACTTGCACGACTTTGGTATTTCATTAGAGCTTTCGCCGGATGACGAAGAAAAAGCGTTGCTAGAAAACAATATTCAAACTGCATTATCTGCGGGACTTATTGATTTAGATGATGCTATTGATATACGTGAAGTTAAAAACTTAAAGCTAGCTAACCAGTTATTAAAGCTACGCCGTAAGAAAAAACAAGAGCGTGATCAAATGATGCAACAACAAAATATGCAAGCACAGGCACAAGCCAATGCTCAAGCGCAACAAGTTGCAGCACAAGCTGAAATGCAGAAAGATCAAGCTGCATTACAAACTAAGTCTCAGCTAGAACAACTTAAAGCTCAACTAGAGCAAGCAAGAATTGACAAAGAAGTTGAGGCTAAAATGCAATTAATGGCATTAGAGTTCCAGTATAACATGAAGCTTAAAGGCTTAGAGGTTGATGCCGCTAAGACTAAGATCTCAGAAACTGAAGATCGCAAAGACAAAAGAACAAAAATTCAAGCTACACAACAAAGTGAGCTTATAGACCAAAGACAAAAAGGCGGTTCGCCTAAAGACTTCGAATCCTCTGGTAATGATATACTTGGCGGGGGTTTTGGTTTAGGAAGTTTCGAACCTAGGTAATAATAACCATAACAATTATATAATATTTTATCATGAGTGAAGAAACCAAAGACACATCTCCTGTTTCGCAGGGTGATGATGGTACTATTAAAGTGGATTTTTCAGCAGTACCTCAGGAAGCACCAGCAGAAGAAACTGTTGCCCAACCTGTAGAAGAGGCACCTGTCGAGGAGCCTGTTGTTGAAGAAACACCAGTACAAGAAGAAACACCTGTAGAAGAACCTACAGAAGCGGCAGCTGAAGAGCCTGTTCTAATGGAAATTACAGAAGAAGAGGCAGAGATTGCGGCAAACCAGCTTGACGAACAAATCGCTGAAGCTGTTTTAGAGCAGGAAAAAACTGGCGTTGAATTACCGGAAAACATTCAGAAGGTTGTAGACTTTATGAGTGAAACAGGAGGATCATT